GTTTAAAAAAGCTGTACATTCTTTTGACTGTAGAGATAGAAAGTCTTTCTCTAGCGACTAATTGATTTGCACGAGCAACACCTACTGCAGTTCCACCCCTACCGAACTTTTTTCTAAGATCAAGCCCTCTCTTAGCTTCTTCTGCCATTTCACTGGTAGGAATTGTATTTATATCTGATAAAGCCTTTTCTTCTTCTAATAAGAAAGCTATTTCTTTGTCAGTTTCTTCATCATCATAATCTTCAAGATCATCTTCGTTGATTGGGTTATCAGGTTTATCTACCCCTTCATCACCCAATGGAAATAAGTTTGCTGATATGTAAAGATCATCTGCTCCATCCTTAGGCTCTAAGCCAAGCTGTTGCCTAGCTTCGTTTCTTGTCATTATTCCTTCTCGTACAGCAGAAGTAACATTCTCGTAAGTTCTTTTGACTCTCTCGGACAATGCAGGAATAGAATCAATATCAAACTCTAATGTTAAACGATCATCAAATAAGGGTACTAACCATTCATTCAGGTCTGATGCGATCTTTCTTAGGTGTGGAATGATTGTTTCTTCATATAGGGCAAGTCTTGCTTCAGCTACATTAGAATATGTTTGACTATCAGGAACACCCACAAGCTGACTAGGGACACCAAAACATAAGGCTATATCTGTAGCACTCATATTCTTGAGGTTTAAAAAATCCATGTCTTTTGGACTAAGACCCATTTCTTTCCAGTCAAAATCGCCCTCTAATAACATAGGTCTGCCTGCATTACCTGCACCACTAAATCTGTTATTTAAGTCTGTTAGTAGTTGTTGTCTTTGTGATTCTGTTAGATTTACTGCAAAACCTTGATCGTCCTGTGGTTTAAATATGACTGCACCACTTGGTCTTGCACCGTTAGATAAAAGATTAACATTATGTTTACTAGCCATATTAAATTGATCTACCTCAACAGCGGCAGCACTCATAGGACTTAATCCATAGTAATCATCTAAAGGATTCCATAGCTTGATATGTTTGAGTTCACTAAAGCCATTTTCTTGGTCAATCATATAAGTTTGACTCACTCTGCCATTAACCATGTACTCATATTTCTCAGGTATAGGTTTGCCACTACCTTTAATGTTTATGCGATCAGGTCTAAGCTGATGTAGTTCTTTAGGTAGACCCATATCAGAACCAGTCTTTAATATATAAGCATTACCACTTAGCAAAATATACCCAAATAGACTATTAAAAAATTCACTGTATGACTGTAGTGGGTTGGGTCGCATTAGAAGATCAATCAAAGGATGTTCTTCTATTATTTGATCGCCTGCTTTAAGCATAAAGGGTACAGCACTTGCACCTTTGCTTATCTCATTTACGCATCTGTAAACAATTGCGTTCTTGAGATAGCCTTCTTTAGCTAGGTCTTGATATTTATATTGTTTAGCTTCTTCAGTTCCAACACCAAAGTAGCCCATCATATTTGAGTTTTTTCTCTCAATTGGTTTGTTGTTAAACAATCTTTGAAAAAATGTTTGTTCTGCCATTAGCTTATTCTCCAGTTTATATTTCCCTGTGATTTGCTTAGTTCAGTTAGTCCCCAAACAAGAGCATCTAATCTATCAGGACTGGGTTTCACCTGACCCACATAAGTACACATTTGTGTCTCTAGTTCAGGGAATACACCAAGATGATGCACTTTTCTTTGTTCGTACAGTGCAGCAATTGGTTCTGCTCTTAGCATTTTGCCCCTTGTTGCCCTTACTGACCTGTAAGGTATATTGGGTTCAATGCTTCTTAGCAGTCTTTCTACCAAGTCTCCACCGTTGTTTGTTTCTGCAACAATCCTGTCGGCTTCCCATTCATAAAATGTTTTTACTGCAATTCTACCCCATTGATCGGGAGTATACTTGCCTGAAACATCTTCTAGTACATAATACTCATTATTATGGTCTTTGCCTACTACTACGATACCAGTTTCGTCAGAATCTTCACCTGAAGTTACTGCAGGGTCTATAGCAACAATGATTGTTTTAAGCTCTCTTTCTTCATTTGCAGATAATCTTTTTTCATCAATCATGGTTTGATTCCACAAAGCACCCTCAATATCGTCAAGTATTTCTGCATATAATTCTTGTCTACCAAGTGATGTTCCTTCATATCTTTCACGCATCATTTCTAATGCTGATTCTGCAAGGTTGGCTTCATTTTCAAATGTGTTGCCTTTAGTTACATAGACATCTTCTCTAACTATTAAGTTTTTAAGTATGGCTATGGGTTTAGGTGTTGTTGTTATAAGGCACTGTGGGTTATCTCCTAGCCTTAGACCAAACATTAATTGGTCAAAAGCTTCAGGGTATCGCCATGCTGCTAACTCATCACACCATGCTCTATGAAACTGTGGTCCACGCAATCTTTCGGGGTTAACTGCTGCATAACCAACTATCTTTGAACCATTAAACAACCTTATTTCCATCACACTTGCAGAATATCCTTGTGTACCAAAGGAAACATCAAAGCATTCTTGTGGAATTATAGACATCAATCCTGATGGTCCGTTAAAACAAACGCGTCTTAGGTCACCAAATGTTGGAGCAACCACTGCTGATATTGTGTTTGGGTTTCTTAATGCGTACAAGGCAATGTCCTGTGCACCAGTTCTAGTCTTTCCCCAACCTCTACCTGCAAGTATTAACCAAATAAAATGATCTGCATGGGGTTGTAATTGTTTTGGTCTAGCTGTCTTAAGCCAACTAGTGTATAGCTGTATCGCTGCTTTCTGACTTTGCTCTTGCAACCTCGTCAAGCAATTCCATAGCTTCTCTGAAGGCATCTGTGTCTGAGATTTCTGCATTTAGTTTCATGTTTTCTGTGGACTCGCCCAAAGCTAACTTGCCTAACTTTTGAGCCTGTAGTGCAGCATTACCTAACTGCTGAACCATTTGGGGTGTAAACTTATCTTCATCATTAGGGTTGTTTGTTCTCCTTTGATTGTTTTCATTTAATAACAATCCAATTTCATTCATTAAAATTTTTGCAAGTCTTAAAGCAGTGCTATCAAAACTTTTTGATTCTTGTATAAGTTGATCTTGTCTTTCAGCATCAAGTTTTTGTAGGTACTCTTTATGGAATCTTTCCTGTTGCGATTTCCATGCTTCTTTTTGTGCCCATTTATAAAGAGTGCTTTTAGGTACATTGTATTCAATTGCTAATGCATCAATCGTAAAGTATTTTCTTTCACCACCGTCTGTTTCTATACCTTGCACGAACTTGTTGCGTATCTTTTCAGCAGTTTCAAGTGTAAGTTTTTTGTTTTTTGTGGTCAAAATTTATCCAATAATTATCATTTATTATCACCTTAGAATTGTAGTCTAGTTGAAGTGGTACATTATGTCTACAAATAATTGTACATTTTGGGTTGCAATGATTTAATAATTAGTTACAATAACAACTAATAAATTGAATAGGAGATATTATGAAACAGATAGATAAACAAACTTTAGCTTTGAGATTCTTTAAAAGAAAATTCCACAAGCTAGTGCATCAACTTGGTTACATAGGTGCTATAGATTACATGGACACTCATTACTTATGGGATGATTTCAAGAATGAAATTTTCCAATGGTATGACTTTGAGATATTGGGGGTTAACAATGGATAAGATGAATGGTTCTGAGTGGGTTGATCTAAGCGATTATGAAAAGGAAGTTGTATTGCTTAGTATCAAATATCAAATGGATTTAATGTCTATGTCTATGGAAGATGTAAAGAACTTAATTACTAATGCCGATTGGAATAATTTAATGTTAGTTATGAAACACGGTAAGAGGATTCACTGATGGTTCATACACACCCTTACTATTGGGATTGCGAATGTGAGAAAGATTACATTCATGCCAAAGATACCAGTCATCAATGCGATCTATGTGGTGCAAGTCAAGATGAGCAACCAGACTCACATTATGATGAAGTTGTTAAAGCAGGGTTTTTACCCACTTATGACGATTGTTAAATAATTAACTTTTTTTGTCCTAAAGGGTTGTATATGTAATCATAGTTGCTATAATAACTACATATTAACTTGAAACGGAGATAAAATGATAAACCTAAATAACCAAAGAACCTACGGTGTAGAAGTAGAGTTCATATCAAATGAGTGGAGCAGAGAGGAGTTGATGGCTAAGATCAATAACCATGCTCTTTCCTATAACAGTGATACTTTGATAATGCCTACGATTGTTAGAGCATCATGGTCTGACACTACTACTTCACAGTGGAGAATTAAAACAGATTCATCAGTGAATAGCAGTAGAGGATATGGACTTGAATTGGTTTCACCGATTCTTAACGGTAACCAAGATATGCAAATTCTCAAAATCTTTTTAAAGATTCTTAACGAGTTGCATTGTGATGTAAACAGAACTTGTGGACTTCATGTTCATGTAGGTGTTAGAGATTGGGGTGTTAAACAATTTCAAAACCTTGCTAAAAGATATGTAAAGTTTGAGACTGCAATTGACACTGTTATGCCTCAGTCAAGAAGAAGAAGCA